TCCAGTTCAAAACGCAGATGCGTTTAACTTTTTTGAGGACTATGTAAAAGCAGGAGATATGCAGATGCATACTGCTGGTTCTTTGAATGGTGGTAAGATGGTTTGGGCTCTTGCAAAAACTAACGAATCATTTGAATTGTTCAATGGTGATGTTACAGAGAATTATTTCTTGTTCTCAAATCCACATGAGTTTGGTAAAGCGATTGATATTCGTATGACACCAATTCGTGTTGTTTGTAATAACACATTGACATTATCACTATCAAAAGATAGTAATGCAATGGTTAAGGTTAACCACAGAAAAGAGTTTGACTCTGCTGAGGTTAAAGAACAAATGGGTATTGCTCGTGAGAAGATGGAACAATACAAAACTATGGCAGAGTTCCTTGGTTCAAAAAGGTATACTGCTGATAATGTAGTTCAATACTTCAATACAGTATTCGGTTCGCCTGCAAAAGAAAAGGTTGACAATGTATTCCCATTTACTTCCAACAATGCAAAACTTGCTATGGAATACTTGGATACACAGCCTGGTGCGAACTTTGCTCAAGGTTCTTTCTGGAACGCCTTTAATACTGTTACTTACATGACAGACCATATTCAAGGTCGTTCTAATGATGGTCGAATGACTTCATCATGGTATGGACGTAACCGTAGGGTTAAACTCAAGGCACTTGATACTGCACTTGAGATGGCAGAAGCCGCATAAAAAGTTTTGTGTGGGGGTTGACTTTTGAAAGTTAATCCCCATATAAATAAGTGTAGACGCCATAATGGGTCTACTTAAAATAATCTTGCTTAATAAGGAGATGAAAATGACAAATCTAAGCAATTTTAAAAACGCTCTTCAAGCGTTTGATATCAACCACATGACTCCCTACGCTGTAGGGTTCGATAGAACATTCGATAGATTGTTCGATTATGTAACTCATCAAGCAGAGTCAACTGGTTATCCACCTTACAATATCCAAAAAACTGAGGATTTCAAATTTGTAATCGAAATGGCACTTGCTGGTTTCGATAAGAAAGATATTGAAATTGAGGTTGCAGATGGTGTACTTACTGTTAAATCTGTAAAAGAAAAAGATAAGGACACAACTGATGACTACACTCTTTATAAGGGTATCTCACAGAGAAACTTTACTAGAAAGTTTACTCTTGCAGATGATATTGTAGTAAATGGTGCAGAACTCAAGAATGGTATGCTGACTATCAACTTAGAAAGAATCGTACCAGAGGCAAAAAAACCAAAGATGATTACTGTAAAGTAATTATTTTTAAGGGGGGACTTGACTTCCCCCCTTTTTTATGATACATTAATCACAATTATATTATGAGGTCAATAGTGAAAATTTTCAAGTCTAAAGAAGAACCAGTCGTTTCGACTGAGGAAAGTTTGATTCCTTACAAATATCAAGAAGATAGAATACTAAAGGAATTAAAAGAGTATGTTGATAAAACATACGAGCAACATTATTCTCAAAACAAATTCCAAGCAACCGAATTTATCATTGATAGTGGTCATGGTAAAGGATTTGCTGTTGGTAATATTATGAAGTATATTCAACGGTATGGTAAAAAAGGAACTAGAGAAGATGCAAGAAAGGACTTATTGAAAGTTCTACACTATGGAATAATCGCTTTACATATTCACGATAAGGAGAAAGACTGATATGAAACTAAGTAATGATACTAGGGAAGTTTTAAAGAACTATGCTTCTATTAATGCTAACCTACTTGTGAAAGAGGGTAATCAAATTTCAACTATGTCACAAATGAAAAATATTGTGTCTGTTGCAACATTGCCCGATACGTTTGAAAAAGAGATTGCAATTTATGACTTGAATGAATTCTTGTCTGCAATGTCGTTGTTTAATGACCCAGATTTACAGTTTGGAGATAATAGTGTTCAGATTGTAGAGGGTGGACAATCTCTCAAATACTTCTATTCAGACCCAACTGTAGTAACTACACCAAAGTCTGATATTACAATGCCTGGTTCAGATGCAAAGTTTACTCTTAAACAAGGTGTGTTTAATCAACTTGTAAAGGCGTCATCTGTTCTGAATGTTCCAGATATGGTTCTTGATATTGATGAGAATGGTACAATGGGACTTCGTGTATCGGATAGAAAGAATGACACATCAAATAATTTCTCTGTAGAAGTTGGTGATGGTGGAACTCCAAATCAAAAGTTTTACTTCAAGGTAGAAAACCTAAAGTTGCTTTCTGGTGATTATGAGGTTGAAGTATCAAGTGCTGGTATTTCAAGATTCAAGAATATTAATAAATCAATCGAATATTATATTGCACTAGAAACTGCTTAGGATAAAATTACATGAATGAAATATTATGGGTTGAGAAGTATCGTCCATCAACAATCGCTGATGCGATACTTCCAAGTGAATTGAAACAAACATTTCAACAGTTTGTAGACAATCAACATTGTCCTAACTTATTACTATCTGGTTCTGCTGGTTGTGGTAAGACTACTGTTGCAAAAGCAATGTTAGAACAACTTGGTTGTACTTACATGATGATTAACGGTTCTGAAGAATCTGGTATTGATGTTCTTAGAAATAAAATCAAGAACTTTGCATCAACTGTATCTATGGACGGTAATCGAAAGTATGTTATACTTGATGAAGCAGACTATCTAAATCCTCAATCTACACAACCAGCACTTCGTGGGTTTATTGAGGAGTTTAGTAAGAACTGTGGATTTATTTTAACTTGTAACTTTCGTAATCGTATCATTGAACCTTTGCATAGTAGATGTTCTCTTGTAGAGTTTCGTATTCCTGCTGAAGAAAAACCACAACTTGCAATGGACTTTATGCAGAGATGTCAAACTATCCTTGATACAGAGAATGTTAAATACAATAAAAAGGTAGTTGCATCTCTAATACAAAAGTTTTTTCCAGATTGGAGAAGAGTTTTAAATGAGTTGCAAAGATATAGTGCAAGTGGAGAAATAGATGCTGGAATCTTGGTCAACTTATCTGAAAGTTCAATTAAAGAACTGGTTACATTTCTTAAAAACAAAGAGTTTACCAATGTTCGTAGATGGATTGTCAACAATCTTGATAATGACCCAAGCCGTATTTATCGTAGGATTTACGATTCCCTTTATGATAGTTTGGATTCTTCTACTATTCCCCACGCTGTTGTTATACTTGCTGATTATAGTTACAAGTCCGCTTTTGTTGCAGACCAAGAAATAAATCTTCTTGCGTGTATGACAGAACTTATGACAAATGTGAAGTTTAAGTAATGTATGAACTAAAAGAATATCTAAACTCAATTAACTCCACCAAAACTAACTTGATGGATACTGAAGACCCACTATGGGAAAGAAAGTATCCATCATTTATTATTAACAAATGCCTTGCACCAACTGGAAAACATGAGTGTCTTATTGTTAATGAGATGAATTTACATAATCACTTAGATAATAAGTTACAATATGACTTTTTACTAAATAGTCTGAGGAGAGAAAAAAGATACGCTCCTTGGATGAAGGCGAGTAAGTCTAAGAATTTAGAGTATGTTAAAGAATACTTTGGTTATAATAATGAAAAAGCAAGGTCTGCATTGAACATACTAAATGATGAACAAATCGCCACTATAAAAGAAAAATTAAATAAAGGTGGAAGAAAATGAATGAATCATTATGGAAACCAGACGATATGCTTGAAGTCGGTCTAAAAGAACCAGATGATTTCTTAAAGGTGAGGGAAACTTTATCTAGGATAGGAGTCGCATCTCGTAAGGACAGAACATTATTTCAATCGTGTCATATCCTACACAAACAAGGTAAATACTTTATCGTGCATTTCAAAGAACTATTTGCACTAGATGGAAAAGACACAAACTTATCAGAAAACGATATCGCAAGACGGAATACCATTGCTAATCTTTTACAAGATTGGGGATTGGTTAAGGTAGTGAGTGAAAGTAAAGTTGAATCTGCACCACTATCTCAAATCAAAGTAATCTCATTCAAAGAAAAGAATGAGTGGAAACTTGAAACCAAGTACAATATTGGAAAAAAGAAAGAGGAATAAAATGAAAGTTGGCGACCACATTATTGAAGCTGCAAAGAAACAAGCAATAGGTGAGATTGCAGTACATATTGCAAATATTAAAGTATACCAGACAATGCCTGCTGGTATCGGTGAACATTCAGATATTACAGAAGCAGTTATTGCAGAACTAGATAAACTTGCTTCTGCACATGATAGACTAGAGATGATTGAAAAGTATTTCTCAAAGGAATAGAGATGAATCATATACTACCATTAAGGGACTTTCTGCATGAGCAGGAAGTCTCTGAACAACCATATAGAATGTGTCTTATAATTTATGATGACCCACTTGACCCA